AATACTGGACTTCCACATCAAAAAATAATACCGTTATCGTTTAAGGGGATGGGGGAGCCTTCGGGCCCCCCGTTTTTTACTTTATTATGCAACATACGCATCACATTATACCTCGCCATGCCTGGAAATTGCGCTTTGGAAACCTCAAGGGTTTCAATGCACCAGACAACAAAGTTATTCTTGCCGTTGAGCAACACGCCCAAGCACACCAACTCCTTTATGAATTACATGGCAAGACAGAAGATTTTATTGCATGGAAGGCACTTTCTGGTTCGATAAATATAACTGGGGCTCAATATGCAGCAATATGTTTGGGTGGTAAGATGAGCGGTGATCTAAACAAACAACCTGAGCGAAGAATCAAGAACCGAGAAAGAAACTTGGAGCGTTACAAGAACCCCGAAACCCACAAGATGATGCGAGTAAAGAGTTGGGATATTGTCAGTCAAAAACTCAAAGACATTCCAAAATCAGAAGCGCATAAGTTGGCAATGCGGGGTCCAAGACCTCACGTAAATCAGACAGGAAGCAGAAATAACAATGCAAGAGCGATCAAAACTTCCAGGGGGGATTTTGGTTCTATTGCTGATGCGGCGAGAGAACTGAATCTTTCGCGCCGTCAAGTGACGCGCATTATTTTATAAGAAAGTTGGTGACTTTTGGCGTGGACATTATTTGGATACAGCTTAGGCAAAACGCCCGATGTAACACAGGTCGAAAATCCTAATAAGCAAACCCTCGTCATTCCACAACATCAGATTGATGATGGAGCTATTACAATAACTCAAGGAGCCTACTATGGTACGTATGTTGACTTAGAGGGAAGTGTTCGCAACGAACTGGAACTTATCACTCGCTACCGAGAAATGTCCCTGCATCCTGAGTGTTCAGAAGCCATTGAAGAAATCATTACCGAAGCCGTGACCCAAGACGATGATGGTGAAGTCGTCACTATCAACCTCGACAAACTCAACGTCCCCTCCGCAATCAAAAAGAAAATTCAAGACGGATTCAATAAAGTCAAAAGTATGCTCTCGTTTCAGGACCTGGGTGAGGACCTGTTCAAGCGATGGTATGTGGATGGTCGTTTATATTTTCAAGTCGTCATCGATAAGTCCAAGCCAAAGGATGGCGTTTTAGAACTTCGTTATATTGATCCACGCAAGATTCGTAAAGTGCGCGAGATCCTCAAGGATCGTGATCCGAAGACTGGCGTGGAATTTATTAAGGCCACCTCAGAATACTACATCTACAATGATCGTGGACTCACCGCACAATCCTACACCGCTTCTGTGAACCAGGGTACCCGCATTGCTACTGATTCCATCGTCTTCGTGCCTTCTGGTCTCCTCGATGCTAAATCCACGATGGTTATTGGCTGGCTGCACAAAGCAATTAAGCCGCTGAACCAATTACGTATGTTGGAAGATGCGATTGTCATCTATCGATTGTCCCGTGCTCCAGAACGTCGCATATTCTACATTGACGTGGGCACACTTCCAAAACTCAAGGCAGAACAATACCTCAAAGACATCATGACCAAGTATCGCAACAAGTTGGTCTATGATGCTAACACGGGAGAATTGCGCGATGAGCGTAAGCATCTCTCAATGTTAGAAGACTTCTGGCTTCCTCGTCGTGAAGGATCGAAGGGAACTGAAATCACTACATTGCCAGGAGGAGAAAACCTTGGGCATATGGAAGATGTGGAATACTTCCAGAAGAAGCTCTATAAGTCGTTGAACGTCCCAATTGGTCGGCTTGACGCCATGCAAGCTGGTGGTGGAATGGTCGGTCTGGGCCGCGTAGCTGAAATCACCCGCGATGAAGTCAAATTTAATAAATTTATTCATCGTCTTCGCAATAAATTCTCACGCCTCTTCGACGAAGCCCTCAAACAGCAAATGGTACTCACGGGTGTTTGTTCATTGGAAGAGTGGGCGACGTTCCGTGAAGATATCTCCTATGATTTCAAAAATGACAACAATTTTGCAGAAATGCGCGATGCGGAATTACTCCGCGAACGGGTCACCCTTCTCATACAGATCCAGCCTTATATCGGGATGTATTACTCCAATGTCTGGGTGAAGCGTCACGTCTTACATTTGAGTGATGAAGATATCAAGACCATGGCCGATGAGATTGAAGAAGAAACCAAACGGGGTGAATTGCCACTGCCTCCTCCACCAGGAATGGAACAGCCTGGAATGGGTGGACCGCCTGGGGCTGGTGGACAACCTGGAGCGGGTGGACAGCCAGGTGGTGGGTTGGCCCCACCTCCCCAAGACAATACCATTGATAATACCGAGATGAATAGGGAGTCACAAACCCCAGGACTAGACAGTGAAGTGAATAAGGCATTTTTGGGCAAGCGACGATAGCAGATTGCATAAATAGCACAGATAGTCATACATAGGAAGGAACCTGAAGATGAACGACAATTTTTCCGCCATTGCCGATGTTATTACCCTCGTGGCGAATGACCAATATGCCGAAGCTTCGCCTATTGTTCATGACCTGTTGGGTGCTCGTGTTTTGGATGCCATGCAGAGTCACAAGCAGACCATCGCTCAGTCGTTGTTCGCCCCTAGTGCTGATGCGTTGGCAGAAGAGACCGAACAGTTGGTTGAACTCAGTAAGGATACATTGAAGAGTTATGTGAAAAAGTCTGCCAAAGACGTGGGGACGAATAGTGGGTTGGGTGCATTTATGGCATCGAAGGGTTATAACGCAAAGCAGTCTAACCCACACAAATCAGATGAGTGGTATAAAAAAGGCCAAGAATATGATCGCAAGGCTGCTCAAAGAATGCACGGAGTGAGACAGGCCACAGATAAGTTAGAAGAATCTGAGCAATTGGATGAAATGCAGACACGTAAAGATTTCCAACAGGTTGCTGATGTCATTAAGGCTCACCCAGATGCGAAGAAGCGCCAGGAACTTGCCGCTCATCACGCGGGTATTTTTAAGGCGAGCAATCCACGATTCGACAGTAAGCGTTTCTACGCCGCTGCGAATGCCACTCTTGCTGAAGAAGCCGAACAATTAGAAGAGAAGAAGAAAGAGTTTGAGAAGAGTGGGAAGAAGAATGCCTACCTCACGAAGGGTGGTAAATTTTCCTACAAGAAATTCTCCAAAGATCGGTCATCGCGTCCAGAAAAGTTTGTTGCAGGAGCCTAAGTTAATGAAAGATTTTTCTAAACTTCGCACAGAATTAAACGAGCATGTGGATGTCTCACACAATTCCATGCCCCCGAATATTTTGATTTTGCGTAGAAAGACTGTACGCCAATTCCCAAACCACGTCATGGTGGCGCTCTACTATAATGAACGACTCAATCAGTATTTTAGCATTCCGTATGGTGGTGATGCTGATGATTCGGTGATTACACCAGTGTCATTGAAGGAAGCCCAAGAGTTGATGGAAGACGATGAATATTTGTCTCACTCAACTTCTCGTGCTGGCAAAGCCGCACAAAAATCATCATGGATGGCCAACTTTGAGAAACACGTAGTCAAGACCAATCCAGCACATTCTGGGAAAATTAATTGGAATGATGCTCATTTTCACCATAGCCAAGGTACAGCACCAGAAGTTGCAGCCAAGAAATATACCGATTCGAACCCAACACCATTTGAGTCACATTTCCACAGGGAAGAAACCGAACAGATCGATGAACTCAGCAAAGATACCATGCTCCGATATGTGAGGAGTGCTACAAAAAATAAAGATTTCTTGACAGCAAAGGCAGAAATGGCTCGTGGGATGATGAAGAATCCTAAGCATGGAGATGAACTAGACAAGAAAAGCCACAAGCGCACATCTGGAATTTTGCGAGCAACAGAGAAATTAGAAGAAGCCGAACAACTCAATGAAGATATCATGGACCGGTTACACTATATTAGGACCTCAAAAATTGCGCGAAACATCGATCATGACAACGGTACCAAGACGATGAATGTGCAGCCTGAGACCGCTCATGCGGTATTGAGATATCATTCTCAGCTTACTGGAAATGCACAAAAAGATTTTGAAAAAGATGTTCGTGGTTCGCGTCATACCTTTTCGGGTGCGGCTTATGAAGCAACAACAGGAAAAAAGGCGGGTAAAGTAAATCCTGCACACGGAAATATCAATGAAGCCACTAATGCGAATCCAATTGATACCCTTCGCAAAATCAGAGACACACATTCCATGACGCATGTAAGTCATGATGATGGGACGAAGACCCATGTGGATCATGTGACAGCACATATGCTCTTAACGGTCCATGATGCCCTGAATCCAACCAATCAGGAAAAATTTGGCACGGCCATGAAGAAGTCAAAGCCGATGTTTCATAAGATGGTAGATCTCGGATGGAAACAGGTCAAGTAATGAACCCGATTGCCCTCATCGCAGAGGGTCGTTTTGCGGAAGCGGGACCCATTGTCGCCCTGGCTCTGAGTAAAATAGCGGAACAGAAATTAACTGTACTCCGTCGAGTCATGGGGGAAGTGATGTTCGGAAAGGCTCCTGTGGGCTTGGCTGAAGCAAACCGCATGAGGCAGGGTCGCACGATCTTGATTCGTCGCAGAATTCGAAAAGGGAAGTTACAGAGAAATGTTCGCAAATCGGCAGTCAAGGGATTCACCGTGAGGAACGGCAAGATTTCCCGAATTCCTGTCGCCAGACGCATTCATATGAGGATCACACAACGTAAAGCCGCACGTAGAAGAAAGTCTCATATGCAGTCCACGATTCGCAAGCGCAAGTTGAGTATGAGAAAACGAAAGTCCTACGGAATTAAATAAGGAGCATCCATGCCAGATATCAACAACAGAATTAGAGGAAAGTCTGTTATTCGCCTCACCGAAACTGGTGCAGTAACGATTAACTTATCTCAGCTATCGGCTAACACAAATACCGAGAATGTCTATTCGGCTACGATTTCTTCGATGCGATGGTCTCTACATCCATCCACAGGCGTCTTGACTGTTACGCGCCAGAATGTTGGCGGGGTAGCAAATCTTTTGGGTACGTTTTATGGCACGGACCATTGGGCCGGTGATGACCACAATTTTGCAGCATCAAATACCGCTACAGGTAACATTACCCTAAACATGACAACCGCTGGGGTTGTTGAAATGGTCGTGAGAAAAGACGCCAACTACAACGTCGAAACTCAGTCGCTGTAAGGAGAAATAAAGTGAAGTTAATAAAAGAAATGACCCAAGATGTCAAGGTGCTCACGGAAGCCGACGATAAGACTGGTAAGAAATCCTACTTTATTGAAGGAATTTTCATGCAGTCGGAGCAGACCAACAAGAACCGCAGACGCTATTGCTTTGAATCTCTCAACCGCGAAGCCAAGCGATATCATGCCGAATACATCATGGAGAACCGCGCCTTTGGTGAATTAGGACATCCTGATACGCCAGCGATTAACCTGGAACGCACCAGCCACATGATAAAGGAACTTCATGCGGATGGACACGACTTCTACGGCAAAGCCAAGATTTTGGATACCCCCTACGGAAAGATCGTACAGTCTTTATTGGATGAACAAGCCAAAATTGGCGTCTCCACTCGTGGACTGGGTACGGTTATCCAGGGTGCCGATGGGATCTATCTTGTCCAGGATGACTTCCAATTGGCTACAGCAGCCGATATTGTGGCAGATCCTAGTGCTAAAGATGCCTTTGTCAGAGGCATTATGGAAGGAAAAGAGTGGGTTTTTGTGGATGGACGATATATGTCCCAGGACATCGAACAGGCTAAGGATATCATTGTAGCCGCACCAAGCAGCAGGCTCAATGAAATGGCGATTCGCCTGTTTGCAGATTTTATGAATAAGCTCTAATCGCAAATCATCAGTTTTATAAATAACATTCACGCGAACAACAAGGAGATTTTACATGGCCATCAAGAACGCACTTTTAGAAGCCGCAGCCGATATCCTCAATGCAAGCAAGTCCAGTGCACCTCGCATGGAAATGGAAAAGTCCGCACAGGGCTTCCAGGACCTTGGTGGCGTAACTCCACAGAAGTCCGCCTCAAACAAGCTTGAACCAGGTGCCTCACAGGCCACTCCTCCAGGCAAGCAGCCTTCTGGAGATACCAAAGCTCCAATGCTTGCGGTAAAGAACGGAACGGAAATTGATCCCCATGATGTTGGTGAACCAGCCAACGAAGAAGAAAATGAGCGCAAAGCTCGCATTGCAGCAGGATTGGCAAAGGCCGATTTGACAGAAGAAAAAGACGACGACGATGACAAGGATGACAAGGACGATAAGAAAGACGATGACGACGAGGACGACAAGGAAGAAAAGAAAAAGATGGACGAAGCCTGGAAGAAGGAATTGAAGGAAGACGTTGCCGCAATTCTGAAGTCTGAGACATCCCTCCCAGCGGAATTTGCTACCAAGATCGGCACCATCTATGAAGCTCGCGTGACTGATAAGGTCCAGAGCATCACTGAAGAAATTGTATCCGAATACAACACCATGTTTGAAGAGGCTGTCATTGAAGTCCGCGATGCCTTGACTGAACAAGTCAATGACTATCTCAGCTACGTGGTTGAAGAGTGGATGAAGCAGAACGAATTGGCCATCGAAAAGGGTCTCCGTTCAGAACTCACTGAAGAATTTGTCAGTGGAATGCGCGATTTGTTCCAGCAACACTACATCGACATTCCTTCTGAGAAGGTTGACCTCGTGAACGAATTGGCCACAAAGGTTGAGGATTTGACCGCTGCATTGAATGAGTCCGTAGCCAAGAGCGTCGAACTCAAGAAGCAATTGGGCGAATCAAAGAAAATAGAAATTGTCAACGGAATCTGTGAAGGATTGACACAGACTCAAGTTGAGAAAGTTCGAACCCTCGCAGAGAGTGTCGAATTCACCGCAGAAGGTGATTATACATCAAAGGTTACCACAATCCGAGAGAACTACTTTCCGATTACTACGGGAAGAAAAACAGACACCAATGCCAAGATGTTGACTGAAGTGTCTGAGCAGATGACAGAAGAGAAGGCAGCGGTTGATCCCGCAGTCGCCTCGGTTGTTGCGTCACTTGCAAAGAGCTTGAAATAATCACCAATACCATTCACAAGGAGTATCCACTATGTTTCAATCAGAAGGTTTAGAGAAGAAGTGGGCCACAGTCCTCGATATCGCAGGACTCCCACCAATCACAGATAAGCACAAGAGATCAGTTACCGCCATTGTTCTTGAGAACCAAGCAATCGCCCTCAAGGGTGATGCTCAGATGTTGTCGGAAACCGCGTTGAACGCAACCGGTGGTGGTCTGACTGGTGGAGCCGCAGCAGCGGGTCCAATGGCCGGTTATGATCCAATCCTCATTTCCCTAGTTCGTCGTTCACTTCCTAACCTCATCGCTTATGACATTTGCGGAGTGCAGCCAATGACCGGTCCAACTGGATTGATCTTTGCGATGCGTTCCAACTATGCCAATGCGACAGCGCGTTTGGATGAAGCATTCTATCAGGAAGCTAACTCTAGCTTCACTGGTACTGGTGTGGCTCAGACTGCATTGACGTTGACCGCAAGCGGTAACACAGCAGCCGTGTTCGCAACTCCAGTCAACCCAGGTGTTGGTATTGCAACGTCCGTGGCGGAAGGTTTGGGCGATGGTACTAACCCAGCATTCTCAGAAATGGGTTTCTCAATCGAGAAGGTAACTGTTACTGCAAAGTCTCGTGCTTTGAAGGCAGAATACACTCTTGAATTGGCCCAGGACTTGAAGGCTGTTCATGGTTTGGATGCTGAGACAGAATTGTCTAACATCCTCTCCGCAGAAGTTCTTTCCGAAATCAACCGTGAAGTTATCCGTACCATTTACTCGGTCGCCAAGGTTGGTTGCCAGGTTGGTACGACAACCGCAGGTACCTACGATCTCGACACCGACTCAAACGGTCGTTGGATGGTAGAAAAGATCAAGGGACTCGTGTTCCAGATCGAGCGCGAAGCGAACACAATCGCCAAGCAGACTCGTCGTGGCAAGGGTAACGTGGTTGTGTGTTCCTCAGACGTGGCCTCAGCGTTGGCACTCGCAGGAGTGTTGGACTATGCCGGTGCGTTGAAGGATAACATCGCTCTCAACGTGGACGACACAGGCAATACCTATGCAGGTACCTTGCTCGGTCGTTACAAGGTTTACATTGATCCTTACTTCCCAGCCGCACAGACCCAGGAGTTTGCAGTGGTTGGTTATAAGGGTTCCAATGCGTTTGACGCAGGACTCTTCTACTGCCCATACGTTCCTCTCCAGATGGTCCGCGCCATTGATACCGCAACCTTCCAGCCAAAGATCGGGTTCAAGACCCGTTATGGTTTGGTTGCCAACCCATTCGCTGAAGGCAGCGTCCAGGGCTTGGGTGCACTCAATGTCCGCGCAAACATGTACTACAGAAGTTTGAAGATAGCTAACCTCGCGTAATCATTAGCATTCTTCATACAGAGTGAGCAAAGAAGGGACTCCGAAAGGGGTCCCTTTCTTTTTGTCTTGACAAACTTCTTAGGAATCGTGTATAAGGTTACCGGTGCAAAAAGATCTTGACTTCGCACCATAAATAGGGTATACTTGGGGCTCACCTCAATAAAGGAGACCTATGGCTATTTGGCTTTTGCTGATGGTGTTATTGACCCCATCAGCAAAAGCCAAATAGCCATAGGT